TGAAGACTACGTTGACGAAAACGTTGAAAAAACTAAAAGGAATTATTATTAATGGCTATAAAATTTGGAATGACAATCGCACAAGCTATCCAACAGCTTACCAAAGGTTTCATAAAAACTATGGGTCGTCAACCTGATGGCCTTGAGAAAATTAAAATCAACATGGAAGCAAGAGAAAAAATAAAAGATCTTAATAAGGTTGTTGATATGGATAACAATCCGCTTGATACAAGTAAACCTATCATGGGTGGTAAACAATTAACAGACAGTCCATTTAATGATTTGAAATCAATTGTAGATGATTCTAAACCTATCATGGGTGGCACACAAGAAAAATCAACAGTTATGAAAGCTGCTGAAAATTTTTTTGGACCCATCGGTAAACAAGATGAAGGTATTATGAAAGTAAAACCAGGTAATATTAATTATAATAAGATGTCAGAGTTTCTTGGTGTAAAATTACGTGGGGATGAAACATTTGATGAATTATTAGAAATAGAAAAAAATTTAAACAAACCAAAAAAAGCAGAAGGTGGACGTATCGGTTACAAAGATGGACCGGATCAACCAGGACGAAGAAAATTTATGAAAATTATAGGAGGTCTTGCAACAATACCTCTTGTTGGTAAATATTTTAGACAAGCAGACAAAGTTGCACCAGCAGCAGAAAAAGCAGCAGAGGTTATAACTCAAGCACCTTCTTATTTCTTTGACATGATAACTAAAATTAAAATGTTTGGTAAAATAAAACCATCAGCTTCTTATGGTCCAAGACAAGAGGTTCATGTGTACTCAGCTAAGAACGGTGATGAATATGAATTAGTAGAAGATCTAGCAACAGGTGATCAAATTATTACTAAAGATAAAATGGGTATTGGTAGTGCTGGTGGTAAAACATTTGATACTATTAATGATAGAACAGTCTTTCAAAATAAAAAAGGTATAGGTGATGAATCAACAAGAGGCACACCACCGGATGAATATGAAGAAATGAAAGTTCTTTTTGATAACGATGGCACTATGGGAGACGTTGATAATATTGATGAGATTGTTAGAAAAGAAATTATAGAAGAAGCTTCAGAGGTTATGCCACCAATTAAAAAAGCAGGTGGTGGTCTAGCTTACATGTTGGGGGAATAACATGGATGAAGAATTATTACGTATCATAGATCTATTCGATAACGACGAAGTAACTACAGCAGATAAAATAGATAGACCAAGCGCATCTTCTTATAGAGAAGAGTTTGATAATTTTAACGCCCGTAATCCTTTTCAATTTGGAGGAGGTGCAGATGCACAAAAAATGGGAACGGAAGCTTCTCGAAAATATTTTGAAACAAGATCAGTTGATAAACCAACTCCAAAATTTGAAGGAGGGACAGGTAAAGCTAAGGTAACTGATGTAAAATTTAAAAATAAAACTCAAGAAAATGCATATATAAAACTTTTAAAAAATAGATTTGAATTTCCAAAAGGATCTAAAGAGGCACGAAAAATTGCAAGCAATGCAGATATTGCTAAAAAATTTAATATGACAATAAATAATGTTGAGAGAGTAAACAAAGCTTTAATAAATAAACTTAGTTTAAAATATCCTACTCAAACTTATGAGGGTTTAGAAAAGATACAACGAGCACGAGATAAAAAAAGAAAAGAATATATTAAAAAAACTTCTTCTGGTGCTGTAGAATCAAAAATTAAAAGAGATATTAAAAAAGTAGATGCTAATGCTTTAGCTAATGATGTAGACATAGCACACAGGGCGTCATTAAAAGCTAATGCTAATTTAGGTACAAAATATTTGGTATCCTCATTAGGTATTGATAAAAAAGTTATTAATCAATCCGTAATAAAACCAATAGAACAAAAACTAGGGACTCTTTATGAAAACCAAAAAAACTTAATTAAAAATTACAAATCAGGAGATAAAATTCCGTTAGAAGTTCAAAAAAAATTAGAAAAGATAAACATAAAAATATCTGAATTAACTGATAGAACTAATGGTGTCTTACAAGGTGTTTTGGTAGATGAAAAAACATTGAAACCTAGAATTTATGGTATTGATTATTCTAAAGCTTTAGGTTTTGGATTAATAGACAAACCTGTTGATGAATTAACACAAGCTGACAGAGACATAATTAAATTAAATGTTGGTGAACAAATAAAAGCAGCAAAAAAAGTAAACATAAAAAACACTGGAATGAAACTAAACGCAAAGATACCAGGTGTTACAGAGCTGTTTGAAATGGCAAAAAGTATACCCGATGATATTAAAAGAGCAAAATATTTAAAAGCAGGTTTTAAAACTTTAGGTATAGCTGCAACGCCTTTAGTTATTTATGATACGTACAATGCATATAAAGAAGGCAAACCTATATTAGAAACTTTAGAGCAAGGTATAATTGGAACAGATATTATTGGAGGAACAAAAAGATTTTTAGCACTAACACCTGAAGAAAGAGAAGCAAGAAGTGTTGTTAAACAAGATGCGTTAAAAGATTTAAATGTAGATATGCCTATGGGTTTTGGTTTTATCGAAGGCCCTGATCCAATGTCCGATCTAACTTTAGAAGAAGCACAAGCTCAAGCAGCAGCTGGTGATGAAAGAGTCAAAGCATTAGAGGCACAGAAAAATTTTGAAAGAGCAACGGATCGATCTAATTTTTTTAGTAATATAAAAGATAAGGCTTTGGGTATTGGACCAGATTATCAATTAGAACTGGCCGGTGGTGGTATTGCAGGATTATCAGGTGGTATAGACGAAGGTCCTCAAAGAACATCAATGAACCCAGATTCACAAGGGTTGCGGTCTTTGAAAAACCGTGTTAGAAACTTATAGGAGTAATAAATGGCAGAAATAGACAAAGGACTCCCGAACACTAGAAACAAACTTGAGATCCCTTCAGAAGAGGAGATACAAGAAGTTGCTGTTCAGGAAGAACAACCCGAAAAAGGACCGATCGAAGTTATACCAGAAGAGGATGGTGGAGTAACCTTAGACTACGAACCAGGTTCAATTAACGTACCAGGAACAGAATCACATTTTGATAATCTAGCAGATCTTTTACCAGATGATGTATTAGAACCCATTGGTAATGAGATGACTCAAAACTATATGGATTACAAAGCTTCAAGAAAAGAATGGGAGCAATCATACGTATCAGGATTAGATCTTTTAGGATTTAAATACGAAAACAGAACAGAACCTTTTCAAGGAGCAAGTGGTGCAACTCACCCTGTAATGGCAGAAGCTGTTACACAATTCCAAGCACAAGCTTACAAAGAATTATTACCAAGTGATGGACCTGTAAGAACACAAGTTATTGGTTTAAAAAATCCTGGAACTGAACAACAAGCAACACGTGTAAAAGATTTCATGAATTATTTAATTATGGATCAAATGAAAGAATATGAAGCAGAGTTTGATTCTATGTTATTTCATTTACCATTAGCAGGATCAACATTTAAAAAAATTTACTATGATGTAAACGTAGGACGAGCTGTATCAAAGTTTGTACCTGCAGATGAATTAATCGTTCCGTATACAGCTACCTCATTAGATGATGCGGAAGCGATTATTCATAAAGTAAAAATTTCAGAAAACGAATTAAGAAAACAACAAGTCAATGGATTTTACCGAGATGTTGAGTTAGGACCTCCAGGTACAGATTCAAATGACGAGCTTGCTAAAAAAGAACGTGACCTTGAAGGAAGTAAAAAAACTGGAAAGAACGAACCTGTATATACTTTGTTAGAGTGTCATGTTAATTTAGACTTAGAAGGTTTTGAAGAGGTTGGTGAAAACGGAGAACCAACTGGAATAAAATTACCCTACATCGTAACTGTTGAAGAAGGTAATAGGAAAGTTCTTTCTATTAGAAGGAACTACGCGCCCGATGATCTAAAGAAACGTAAGATCCAATATTTTGTCCATTTTAAATTTCTGCCTGGACTTGGATTTTATGGCTTTGGACTCATTCACATGATTGGCGGATTGAGTCGTACGGCAACGGCGGCTCTCCGTCAATTATTAGACGCAGGAACTTTATCAAACTTACCTGCAGGATTTAAACAGAGAGGTGTAAGAGTTAGAGATGAAGCATCACCAATACAACCAGGTGAGTTCAAAGATGTTGATGCACCAGGTGGTAATTTAAGAGATGCATTCTTTCCATTACCATACAAAGAACCATCTCAAACATTATTAAATTTATTAGGTATCGTGGTTAACGCTGGTCAGAGATTCGCGGCTATTGCTGATATGCAAGTGGGTGATGGTAATCAAGCAGCGGCTGTTGGAACAACAATTGCTCTTCTTGAAAGAGGATCAAGAGTTATGTCTGCAATACACAAAAGATGTTATGCAGCAATGAAAGCTGAATTTAAATTATTATCAAAAGTTGTTGCACAATATTTACCTCCTGAGTATCCATACGATGTTGTAGGTGGTGCAAGAAATATAAAACAAACAGACTTTGATGATAGAGTAGATGTAATACCAGTTGCAGATCCAAATATATTTTCAATGTCTCAAAGAATTACGTTGGCTCAAACACAATTACAAATTGCAACGTCTAATCCACAGCTACACAACATGTATCAAATTTATAGAAACATGTATAATGCGATTGGTGTTAAAGATGTTGAT